CCTTGCCATTGCGCCTCTCCAAGCACGCTGCGCGTTCCTTCTTTGGCTGTGCCCACAAACGGCACAAAATCAGCCAGGCTGATTTTTCCAAGGACGGGCACATCTACCTGGCCAAGGCTATCAAGAAAGCGACCTGCCTGCTCTAAGCCAATGCCAGCGTTTTGCATGGCTTTTTCAAACGTAGACTGCTCAATGGCTTTGATCGTGTCTGGATAACGGCCACTGTATGCTTGCTGGGGTAAACCCCTAGAACCAACTTCGGCAACCAGGATGTCGCCAGGTCGTTGACCAGGAGCCATGGCTTGCTGTGGTTCCGCAGCTGGTGCAGGCGCAGTCTCGACCGGCTCTGTAGGAAACTGGATCGCTGTCAATGCTGACAAGTATTTATTTTCGACCGGGCTGTAAGCCATTATGGATTCCCTTCTGCCTGGTCGAGCAGGCGTTTGACTTGTGTGATCTCAGCAGGCTTGAGCTTCTTGCTGTTTTCCAATGCTGGCAATGTGTCACGGGTAATCGGGCCACCGGCCTTTTTCTCCCAGACTGTGGTCAGCGCATTGCGTGCAGCCTTGGCCTGCTCAGTGTTGCGATTCTCTTCGAGCTTGACCTCAAGCTGCTGCAGCACCATGCGTGGCGTCAGGACTTTACCTTCAGCAGCAGCTGTTGCCTGCACTTGCTGGGCGTCAGAACGTAGACGCTGCAAGCGTGCAAACTCAGTGCCCTTGGGATCTAGCACAGTCACAGATCCTGGCATGGTAGGAATGCCTGCCAGCTTAGCCAGGCCACGATCAAGATCAGCCTGGTCGCGGCGATCTTCTGAATTAAGCAGCTTCAATGCGCCAACAGCTTGCTTGCCATTGATGCCCTTGCCAACCATGCCCCAGATCTGGTCAGGTCTGTTGATCGTGCCGTTGTAGATGCCATTGAGCAAATTAAACTCGACAGCTGGGTTGCCTTCTTTGTTGGGCTCAAGCAAGTCCTTGAGTGTGCCAATAGGCACAGCACCAGCAGGCAAAGCAATCAGCTCGTTGACCAGCTGGCGGCGCTTGGCGTTGCCCTCTGGCAGCGGGAAGATCTGCTCCAGCAAGTCAACAGCCTTTTGCTCGTTGACACGTTTATCGGCTGCAATCTTCTGATTGATCGCTGTATTGCGCGCATTCACGGCCACCATGTAGTTGGCAGACACCTTCTCAATTGAGCCGTAGTCTGTCACCAGCATGCCTTTGACCAGGTCGCTCATGCGGCCAACATTGCCAGCCTGGATATTTTTGAGCGTGGCTTCTGGGTCTGCCATTGACTTTTCATCAGTCAACAAATACTTGGTCACAGCATTGATCTTGGCTCCCTTGAGCGCCGTTTCAAACTTGTCGCTGTATTGCTTTTGCACCTGGACATCGCCAAGCAACAGGGCGCTGGTGGTAATTGTCTGGCGATACACGTCAGCCAGCTCCTCGATACTGCGCTTTTGCTGGGTAGTTGGGTCAACCCAAAATCCTTGCGACACGGCAGCCTCAAGCAAGCGCGTGCTGTTGTCAAAGTCAGCGTCAAACTTGGCCAGGCGCTGGGCCTTCTCGCGCTTCATTTCAAACTCGGCTGCCTTGGCCAACACGGTGTTGCCCATGGTGGCGCTGGTAGCTCTAAACTTGAGCGATGCCTCTGGATCAACTTGTGCCAGGCTGCGGCTAAAGCCATCCATCATCGATGTCAGCTTGTTTTGCACTTGCTCTGTGGTTGCCTTGCCAGCCTCGACAGCTGTAAGCATGCCGGTCATTTGGCTGCGAGCCTCCATTTCAAATGTGCTTGACAGCTCAAACGAACGCGCCTTGCGCACCGCCTGGTCAAACACATTGAGAGCGCCGCCCTGTGTCAGTGACTGGACATTGCCGGTCTTTGCTGCCTGCAGCTGCTCATCAGTCAACGGGTTGTCGGCAGCGTACTGCAAACCCGCCTCTGTGGCCGCCGTCTTGGCAATGCCAAACAGCTGATTGGTCAGACGATCCAAGGTTTGCGCAACATTGCTTTGATATTGAGCGCCAGCCTTCAAGCCGACATAGTCAACTTGCGGAGCGTTTACTGTCGGCAGCACAGCACCAGGAATGCCTGCTGCCTCGACTCGGCCTGATTGGAGAAGTGGGAGGTCTGCCATGTTTTAAGGTGTGAATGGGTTGCGAACAGTCTGAGCGAAGTTCAGACCACCTTGCAGCAATGTAGCGCCAGACAGCAAGCCGCCACTGTCCACAGCAAATTTGCCAGCCAAACGCAGCTGATTGGCCTGAGCTTCTGCAGCGCCCATTGTCAGATCCGCTTGTTCTTTTGCAGCCAAGATCATTGCACCAGCGTCCTCGAATCCCAAGATCCTGGCGGTCAGCGCATTGAGGTCAGACATGCCGACGTCGCGGTAAACAGCCCCTACGTTGGCAGCCTGGATGCTGGCAGCAGATCCTTCGTTGTACACAATGCCATTGGCCGCAGCACGCGCACGCACAGCAGCGTTGGTGCGTTCCATGCCTCGCAGCAATGAGTTGCCCTGGATCGTGTAGTTCAGTGCCTGGCGCTCGGCTGACAGCAGCTTGCGGCCAGCCTGGATCGCTGCATATTTTTGATCTTGGTCTGTGCGAATCTGTGCCAGGCGCAACGTGTCCAGGGCCTGCACTTCGTACAACCCTTGCTGGTAGATGGCCGCAGTCTTTTGAGCGCCTGCTTGTGTGATGGCTGTGGCCAATCCCAAGTAAGGGGCTGCAGAATTGATGCCGGTCTGCAATGCGTTAAAGCCAGCGCCTGCATAGTCGCCAGCTGTTGTCAAGAATTTACTACCAGCGCTAATGATGCTGGCCCAGTCGAAATTGCTCGATGTGTCTAGGCCAGAAAATACGCTGTAGTCAAAGCTGCCAATCTTATAGTCATATGGATTGGTAAATGCGTATGCAGAAGCATCAATGCCGGACAGCGAGGCTGTAGAGCCAAAGCCGCTGGCCAGGTCATAAGTCACGTTGGATGTGCCAATGGTATTGAACCCAGACCCGGTGCTGCCAGAAAAATCAAAACTGTAATCTAAGATGGTCATCATGTACCTCCAGTCACCGCGATCTTGTATTCAATGCCCAGCAGGGTCATCTTCAGCGGCAAGCTCTGTGAAATCTCTACGCTTGCGTCGCGGCTATATCCAAGCACACCATTGACGCGCTTGCTTCCGGTGTATGTTGGCTCTGGGTCATCAAGCAGCGGATTGTCAAACGTGCGGAATGGCACAGGGTTCTCATTGATTTCAAGATGCTGCGTATTGTCCACCAATGCGGTGATCTCGACAATGCGCTTTTTGAAGCCAATGCGTGTGCCAGTCTGCAGCTTAATTTCGACCGGCATTGTCTTGGCATACACAGTGAACGGCAGACCAACCTCATAGCTGGTTGTTGACTCGCGGTCAAACGTCACAGCGCCACTGCCGTTGACGGTCTCATTGCCCTGCGGCACGCCATCGCAAATGACGTTCAGTGACTTGCCAATGTGAGGCAGACTTGTCGCACCACTTGCAGATCCACCAACAAACGCGCAGTCAGTGAAGTTGTCAAAGTTAAAGAGCTCGACAAAGTATTTGTCAACGCTGTTGAATGTACGCTTCACAACCGCATAGATGTCGGTCACATCGATGCTGACATCCTTGAATAAACCGTCAGTGACAAACTCAGACGGCGCTGTGATCTGCTGTGATCGCATAATGCTGAATGCAGCGATTGTGCCGTCAGTGTCGTTGACCATCAAAAGCAGATCACCCTCATCCGTACTGTTGGCGCGACGCAAAGCCATCCTGGTCGGAGCTTTGAGCAAGTGGCCAGACAGCAATGAAATGCGCTGAGTCACATACGTCAGCTGCGTGTCAGAGAATAAGAACTCATTGATTGACTTGCCCTGGCGCTGAATGTACACAGTACCAGACTCAAGCGATTGCACGCGAGTGCCAGGCTTTGTGCCATTGCGACTCACGCCCTTGAATGTAAATGTCAGCGGGGTGATTGGGTCAGTGCCAGACTGAGGCACATAGAACTCAGAGCCGGTCGTGAACACTTGCAAGTCACGGCCAGAGATCATGTCAACGATCACATTCAATGAACTGGTGTCCAGCGTCGCTTCTACTGCGTCGTCGTCAAATGACTCGGTTGGCATGAACTCATCAAAGATGCCGATCTTGGAGCCCCAGATTGTGGAGGGCCGAGACTTTGAGCCGCCAAAATACAGACGGCCCTCATGGAATGTCACAGTGCGTGGCCAGCCCTTACCGCTGCTCCAAACGTCCTCATAACCTGATTCAAGCTCCCAACTGCCCTGAGCAATGTTGCTGGTGTCAAAGAATGGATATTCAGTGACAGCCTTCACAGAGTTGTTTGAGACAAACTGAATGATCCTGGCACGTCCCTGCGGGTATGCATTGATGTATTGGCCAACGTCTGCAGAAGTAAAGAAGCTGTTTTGCGAGGTCAATGTTACGTTGCCAGACACAGCGCTTGGTGTCAGGTGGCCAACAGCTGGTGTTGTTACAGTCAATGTGAACGCATGTTTTGGAATGCTTGAAAAGCTGTAGGTGCTGATTGTCCAGTCTGCATTTGTAGCGCCACGCACCAACTTCACAGGGGCCAAGTCTGGGTGAACCAAAAACATGGTGTCAGCAGACTGCGTCCAGTTTAGCTGGCCAAGCATCGCGCTTGTAATGCTGGTCGTCAGGTATGCATTTGCACTGCCATTGATTGCCGTGATCTGCACGCCGTCTTTGAAGACATACATGCGATTATTTGTGAAGCACAGCATGTAGCTGTCGTCGACGTTAAATTCAAATGGAACCAGGCGAACGCCATTGGCTGCAGCGCTTGGCAGCTCAGCAATGTGCTTTAGACCAGGACGACGACGCATGCCGCCCTGTGGCTGGATCAAGACGTTTGTCGCTTTGGCCAGCGCATTGTTGTACTGAGCCAGGTCAATACGCGCACGCAGCAGTGGGTCAAGCTCACCAGTGCTGAAGTTTGATTGGATGTCGACAAAGCGTGGCATTAGCCCCTCACTGCGATAAGGCTGAAGTCTTCAATCACACGGGTTGGTGTGCCCTGGCCATCAATGTTCATGGCTGTGCGCATGTAGCCACCACGGCCATTCTCTGATGGGCCGCCAACGGCAACGCTTTGCCAGTATCCGGCGCGGTCGCTTTGCTCTGTGATCGGCATTGCCAAGTGCCAGGCCATCATGTATTTGAGCAGCTGCACAAAGTATTGTGGCATTGCAAACTCGCCAAGGCTGTACTGGTAGTCAAGGTAAACAGCTGGCAAGTTTGTCAACAGCTTGTCGCCCTGGATCTCCCAGTCTTTGGTTGGGTATGCGTTTTGTGCTGCGCTTGGATAAGCTGCACGCACAGTGCCGAGTCGGTCGCCTGGCAGCTGGTATTCGTAGCGCCAGACAGAATTAGGGGTTGTGATCAGCCGCGCAAGCTGAACCTTTTTTGTGTTGAATGTCCATGGGTATGTGGTCAACACTGAGTCACGAATGTCAGGGTATAGGCGGTCACAAACACTGGCCGCATCAGTACCGTCATTAAATGACGTGATGGATTTTGCACCCAGCATCAGCAGGGCATCGGAACAAATTGAAACGCCAGTATCGCCAGCAGCCATGATCACCTCTCAATGTGAGAAGGGCCAACCTCCGAGAATCCCCAGAAGTTGGCCCACTTTGCTCAAACCGCGATGTTTAATCGCCGTCTGTGTTGGCCAAAGTTGTACCGTCGTTCACGTCAACAACGCCAGAAGCGTTGGACAGAACGTAGACCAAAGTTGCCACAGCTGTGGTGCCAGTGCTGGTCACACAGTAAATCAAGTCGCCGACTTCCAACATAGAAGACAGTGAGTTGAAATAACCTTCAGTATTGACTGTAGCAATGCTGTCGGTTGTTTTGTATGCGTAGATGCCAGGGGCATTGCCACGCTTAGAGGCTGCAATAACAGCCAAGCCAGTTGCGGAATAAGCCATGATTCAAGCTCCTTTTAAGATCAAGATTCGCGGCAAGTGAGTTGAACGATGCCTTCAGCGTCGATGGCGATGGCGCCAGCGCTGAACACTTCGTTAACCAACCAGCTGGTCTTCTCGGGGATGTAGTTGATCTCAGTGCGCATGCCGATGCCTTCGCCGTAGCCGATGGCTGCGGAGTGGAAAGCGTAGCAAGTACGATCTGAAGAGCCGTCGATGGGCAAGCCACCTTCAGTGCGATCACCCAATGTGTGGAATGTGAAGCCCAAGAAGGTGTTGATCTCGCCTTGAACCAAAGCCTTGACTGTGTTGAAGTCAGAGCTGGTCACGGCTGTCTCGCCCAAGAGGCTGTCCAAACCATTTGCGTGGATGATGATGTGACGGCCGTCTGCAGGAACGTTGTTCTTGTCGAGCAACTTCTTTGCATTGCGCAGCTTGGCCACGTTCAAGTTGGTATCAGCACCACCGATGTCGTTGCCGACAGTCAATGATGTGCCAGAGGCTGCGAGTGCATCCAAGATCAACTGATCTTGACGGCGGCCCATAGCGGCGGCAACTACTTGAACCAACTCTTGACGCTCGTCAAAGTTGACTTTGGCCTGGCTGAAGATGTCGCTGTATTCAGCGGCGTTCCAGTCAGACAATGTCAAAGTGACAGAGCTGAAGCCCACGTTCAATGGGGTTACATCGGTTTGACCAATGCGGGGGGTTGCGACGCCCTTACCGACTTTTGGGAACTTGACGGTTGAGCCTTCGACTCCACGGCGCTGACGTACGGCAGGAACCAGCATTGCCTTACCTTGGTAGGCTTGCTTGACCTCAGCGTCGAAGAGAGTCACAAAGGCATTGCTTAATGAAATGCTCATGATATTTTCCTCGGTTGTTGAAAAAACGGTTTGGTTCTCGCGCCGGTTATCCAGTTACCTGGGCCGAATGCTTGCTGTTTACGTCAGCCAATCGTCAGCATCCGCTGCGGTAAGGGTCGCTACGGCCGGGTACTCCCAACCCACGCGATGTGCCTTGGGCGCGATTGTATGAGTATTTGTACAAAATGCAAATGGTGCTTGACAAATAAAAAAAGACCCAGCCGAAGCTGGGTCAAAATGGCTACCTCAGGAGATCAGGAGATATGCTGCTGGAACATGCGCTCTACCTTTTGACGGTAGGCTGCATCGGTCTTGTACTTGGGATCATTGACCATTTGATAGAGCTCTTCCTTGCTTGGCGCGCCTTCCATTGGGGCAACGTCAACAGGCACACGCCCCTCATAGGCTGAACGAACCTTCATCAAAGCGCTCAAGCCGCGAGCTGTGCCGCCCATGATCTTAAACTCTTCAAAGTCGTCTTTGCTCCACACGCCTTTATTGACCAGGCCGCGAGCCCAGTCGACCATACCATTGACCACGGCATTGGCGTTGGGGCCAAGTGATTTCATTTCGGCCTGGGTGTCAATGGGTGGGCCAGCCATTTCGGCTGCCATTTGATTGACGTTTTGCGCCAGCTCATCAAAGGCCACTTGGCTGATGCCGTACTTCTGGGCCCAGCCAACGTATTGCTTGGCCAACGGGTCAGACTCGATGTCCTTCACGCCAAGCGCTGCCGTGTCGTATTTGCCACCCTCGGGTGCTTTATGCTTGCCCTGGCTGACCACTTTGCGCAAATCAGCATAAGACTTGGCCATGGCCTCCATGTTGGCCTCGCCCTTGTCTTGGTTCCAGAAGTTCTCTGGCAACCATTCTGGGCGCTCTTTGGGCGTGCCAGGGATACCTGGTGCCAGCTCAGTCGCTGTCGTCGCTTTGTGATCGATTTCAACAGCCTGTGGGTTCTCTGTCTTTGTATCGTCTGCCACCTGTACGCTGTCGAGTAAGCCAGTGGTGGGCTCGACATTTGTTTCGGTTTCGGTCGTCATAGTTTCCTTGCTTGTTTAATCCGTGCCTCGATGTCCCTCACCACGTTTCGCTGCCCTTCGGCAAAGAAAGCATGGGAAGGGTCTGTGCCCGGCACGGCGATGGGCACATTCACATACATGTCTTGCAACCAGGTTAGCATCTTCTGGCCGTCCTCAGTGCCAAACACGCGCATGGTCAACCTGGCCAGATCGTCCCGCTGCTGGTTTGCCTCGCGGATGTCCACCTGGCCAATGGCGTCGAGCTCGTCCCAGCTCATGCTGGCGCTCCTTGTGGTGTTGGCAATCCAGGCGGAGCCATACCCTGCTGCTGCATGGACATTTGAGCTGCCAAGGCTTTC